GCTTCGGCGCGCTCGCCACCGGCATGCGCCTAAGCTTCATTGCCGGGGCAAATAACACCGGCGCTGTGACGCTCAACCTCGACGCCATCGGCGCGAAGGCAGTTCGTAAGATCAGCGGCGGCACTGATGTTGCCCTGGTCGCTAGTGACATCCTGCAGGGTGCCATGTGCGACATCATCTACAACGCCGCAGCGAATGCAGCGGCTGGCGCGTGGATACTGACTGCAGTGCAGCGCCTGACCTTTCCCTCTACCATTACGCCGAACGCCGACGATGGCGCGGCACTAGGGACAACGGCGCTCAAATGGTCTGATCTGTTCCTTGCGGACGGCAGTGTCATCAATTGGAACAATGGCGACTTAACAGCGACACACGGCTCGAACCTGCTGGCCTTCCAAGGCGGCAACTTTGTATTTGGTGACTCCGCGTCGCGCTCCACGCAGGCCACCGCCAACGTGCAGGTCGCCACCACGTTCGCGCTTATTCGTTACAACGCAACACCCTCGACAGCGGGTCAGCTTGCTATTGCAAAGTCCGCAAGCGGCTCCCAAGGCACGCATACTATTGTTGCAGACGGGGAACGCCTCGGGAACCTTCAGTTCGAGGGCAGCGACGGAACGAACTTCATCCGCGCCGCTGACATCTTTGCTGAAGTTGATGGCACCCCAGGCACAAACGATATGCCCGGCCGCCTCGGCTTTCGGACAACCTCGGACGGAGGCACAACCCCTGCCGAACGCTGGCGCATCAGCAGCACAGGGTTCCTCTCAGCGCAAAGCGGCTCCATTGGTCGCGGCGCCCCTGTCACCAAGACAGGCGACTTCACCGTAGGGGCCGCTGAGAATTGGATCATCTCAAACCGCGGTGCGACTAATACGGCCACGCTACCGTCTGCTGCGACCTACCCCGGCCGCGAACTCATGTTCTCCACCATTCAGGCGCAGACGGTGGTGTCAAATGCGTCCAACGTTGTTCCGCGCGCCGGCGGTGCCGCTGGCACCGCTATCTTGCCCGCGACGGACGGCGCTTGGGCGACGCTCGTCAGCGACGGCACAAACTGGATCATCATGGCTAGCTCCTAATCCTCGTCACTGTCATTGCTGCGCGTGCGCTCAAACATCTTCTTTTTGGCGACTTCGGCGTCTGACTGGGCACGTAACGGCAACGTCCGCGCTATCTCTTCCCGCAATTCAGGCGACATGGCGAAGGACGGCAGAAGCCGGTCAAGCTCTCGCAATATCTCGCGGCGTGAAGGATTGCGCATAGGTTCAGCCTAGCAGCCTAGAACCGATGCTCGCAACCCCGCAAATGCGCCTGCTCATGGATGAGCGCATCGTCATAGATACCGCCATGCAGATCATCGCGGATATAGACGATGGAGTGGGCAAGATCGGTGAAGCCAAGCGGCTTGGCGCTACCCAAGGCGCTCATTGAAACGCCCGCATCCGCCGCCACCAGACGGCGCAGTGCGGAAAGACTGACGCGCTCGATGGTGTAAGCAGGCAGCGGGCCAACCGTGCAGGACGCCGGGGGCATCATGTAGATGCTTTCGACGCGCGTAGATGAACAGTGGCGATCAGCGGTCGATTGCAGCCCGGTATCGAGGCACGACATTTTGAAGTGCCACTTCGAGGCCGAAGTCACGGGCGCGGCGACGGCTGGGCCGATCAGGGTTAACGCGAAAAGCAGTGCTGCAATGTGTCTCATGTCCCATGACATGGGCCGTCGCGTCAGTGTGTACCAGTGCGGCTAGAAAAGCATTCCACCCAACGCTGAAAATGAGACAAATATGCCCCTCTCCCCCAAGAGCGAGACAGCGATAGCGGCTGCGTGTGTTCCAGCCAAAATGGAGCGCATCGTGGTCCACTGGACTGGGGGTGGGCACAAGGCGTCAGCAAACGACCGGGCGCACTATCACCTGCTCATCGAGGCGGACGGCAATGTCGTCCAGGGTATCCCAACCATCGACCTCAACCAGCGACCGGCCCGCAAGGGTTACGCGGCGCACACGCTGAGATGCAACAGCGGGTCTATCGGTGTGTCCCTGTGCTGCATGGCCGGGGCTATTGAGGCTCCGTTTCATCCGGGCGTTGCGCCCATGACAAAAACCCAATGGGACGCGCTGCCTCATGTGCTGGCGGCGCTGTGCAAGTTCTACCAGATCCCCGTCACGCCGCAAACCGTGCTGTCCCATGCCGAAGTGCAGCCGACGCTGGGGATAGCCCAGAAACAGAAGTGGGACATCACCCGCCTGCCGTTCGGCCCCGCCGTAGTTGGCGCAAGGGCCGTTGGCGAAATCTTCCGCAGTTCCACCAAGGCGCTGCTCAACCTCCCGAAAGGAGACTGACTAAATGAACTGGAACGACATTCAGCAGATCGCTCGCATCGCGGCTTATGCCATTGCGGGCTGGCTCGGTGCCAAGGGCGGGCTCGACCCGGCCAACGTCGAAACCCTCGGCGGCGCGATCCTCGGCATTGGCTCCGTGGCGTGGTGGTTCTTCTGGAACCGCAAGACCGCCAAGTGAAGCTCGCAACCGCCATAGCGCTGTTCAAGCTGGTGACGACGATCTTCGTCGCCTTCCAGAAAACACGCTGGTATCAGGACGGAAGGAACGCGGCCTATGCCGAAATGTCCGAAGAACAGCGACAGCGCGTGGCGGAAGCGGAAGCTGCTGCCCGTGATCTCGACAGCCTTCTTGCTGCTGAGCCTGAGCGGCTGCGCGAGTCTGACGGGCATCGCCGCGACTAGGCCGGTCGATACGTCCTGCGAGGCGTTCAAGCCGATCTCGTGGTCCGTCAAAGACACCGACGAAACCATCATCGAAGTGAAGCGGCACAACGCCAAGTTTGCGGCGCTGTGCCCTTAATCCCCTAGCGTCAATGAGCGGGCCGCCAACGGCGTTTGACCCACCGTCAACGGCCCTAAGTCCACCCCTGGTTCAACAGGAGCGAACCTTGACCCATCCGATACTCAAAACCCTAGGGAGCCGTTAATGGCCCCGTCCGAACAGAGAGAACTCGAAAACCTATCGACCCGCCTCACCCGCCTCGAACGCGACACCACTGAGCAAAGCAAAATGCTGGTGGAAATGCGGGACATGATGATCTCGGCTAGGGGCAGTTGGAAGACCGTCATGGGGATAGCGGGCTTCGCCGCGGCTGTCGGTGGCGTCATTGCCAAGTTACTGCCGTTCTGGGCATCGAAGCCGTGATCCGCGCCCTAGTCGAAGCGACTGCCGGCGCAGCCATCATCCTTGCCCTTGCCTATGTGTTCCTTATGAGCAGTGTGCCGCATGCGAACGCGGCCAACCTTTGCCCCGGCGTGAAGTGGGTTGCGTCGTGGTACGGCACCGAAAGCGGCTCCCGCACCGCCAATGGCGAGTTCTTCGACGGCCGCAGCTTTACCGCGGCGCACAAGACGCTACCATTCGGGACCAAGCTTCGCGTCTGGTATAAGGGCAGGAACGTCACCGTCCGAGTTAATGACCGCGGCCCCTACATCGCAGGCCGATCGCTCGATCTCAGCTATGCCGCAGCGCGTCATATCGGGCTGACGTTGCCAGGCGTTGCAACTGTCTGCGTCGAACGGCTGGACTGAGCTACTCCCCAACATTGAATCCGTCTATCAGAGCATAACGGGATTCCACACCCGCGCGGTTTACACAACCGCAGCCGTGGTGTCCGCCTCAGGACTCGAACCTGAGACCTCCCCGTTAGGATCGGGGCGCTCTATCCCATCTGAGCTAGGCGGACCTTCCGGTTCGACCGTGATGTGTTCGACGATATCCTCGATCTGGCTTTCGAGCATCTTGCGGAAGACCTCGCCCTTCTTCCCCGCCAACGTTCCCCGCACCACGACCCAGAAGCCAAATCCGTCGAGGGCAAGGCTACTGACCACGTGCGCGCCCTCATACATAAGGTTGTGGATCAACACGTGGTCGCCGGGAGGCTGGTAGCCGTCCTGCCATGCTTCGTAGTTCACCGGGGACATTGCTCGCACTGAGGCGACCACGCCCCGCGACAGCTTGATAGGGTTCAGGGGGTCGTCTTCGGCCATCATCGTTCTCCTTGTGAACCTTCCGCGAACGGCGTGTGCCCGTGGCTTGCCACACGATATGGCCGGTTCCGGCTCCGTTCTGCATGAACTTGCAAGAAGCTGCACGGTGCCGATCCGCCAAAACCCGTTGCCACTTGCGCTTTTCCAGTCATTCCGATACTCCCCGCCTCAGGACACCTTGCCCTAACGCAGCGCGCGGTGTGTGTTAATTCGCCTTATACTTCAACACGTTGCGCGGGGCACTTTCCGTTTGTGCCTTTGGCTTGCCAAAAAGCCGATCCGCGACCGTCTCATCGTCCATTGCGTGGCCGTAAGTTTTGAATAGCTGCGCCGGTGACTTCCACCCGCCCCGCTTTGCCACCGTCACCGGATCGACGCCTTGATGCATCAGACCCGTGGCGAAGCCGTGGCGGCATCCATGCGGCGTCACCCGCTTGATCTTCGCCCGCTCGATAACGGCGTCCCAAGGCTTCCGCACTGAGTCATATCGGGCATAGGGAAACACCCGCGCCTCTGGCTCACGGTTGCCGCCGATGTTGGCGAGGGCCGCGACCAGTTCGGCCGGCAGACGCGCGAAGCGTTCTTCGCCCCCCAGTTTCCCCATCACGATCCGCACCCGACCAGCTTGCAGGTCCACGTCGCCCCACGTGACGTTGAGGGCTTCGCTGATCCGCGCACCAGTTCCGAACATGAAACAAGCCAAAGCCCCGAGGTGTGGTGAGCTATGCGCCATGAAGGTCCGCACCCATTCCAGTGTCGCCGGTTCCTTGGTGCGCTGCGGTTCATGGAACCGTTTCGCCCGAACAGGAGAACACAATTCTAGCTCAGCCGCGTGGTTGATAACAGCCTGCGTGGGGACAATCACAGCTCTATTTCGATAGGCTCCAGAGCCGTTCGGTAGTAAGGTCATCGCAGCCCGTTTCATTGCCCCGCGCGTGATCTCTTTGACCGCCGTATCCTTCCAATGGTCCTCGACCAAATCCAGGTATCGCGGCTCCTTGCCCGCCTTGCGGTACTCGATAGCGGCCTGTGCAAAAGTCAGGACGGAACCCGGATCGCGACGACCTTGGAGTTCTCGTGACTCCGCCTCGTTGGCGATGCGTTCGGCTTCGGCCTTCTGCGAAGTTTTTGTAGAGCCGCGTAGTCTCCGCCCGGCAACGGTGCCGGTGTAGTGCCAGATTTCCCCGCGCTTTTTGAGTTTGAGGGGCATGGCTTTGACGCCTCCAAAATGATCTCAACGTCCGCTTTCGTGAGGGTCATACGGTTGCCTAAAACGCGACACGCGCCAAGCCCCCTCGCAAGCGCCTTGACACGCCGGACGGACCAGCCCATGCGCTCGGCTAGGTCTTGTGGCGAAACGGTTTCCGGCAGCAAGCTCACCACCACCCCCACGCAATCCCAGCCTTCCACCCTGCATACCCAATAGCGAACAGGATAAGCACAGCTAGACCTATGACGAATGGGGGGAGACGACTGTAGGGGCTAGGCATCGGGCGGCTCCGGTTGGTTGAGATAGGCGTCGGCGATGACCGACATCATCTCAGCCTCCTTTCGGTCGCGGGGTAGCGCCATGTACCCCGGCTCGACAAATCGCCAGCCTTCGGCCTCAAGCTGCTCACGATACAAGACACGATCGGCTAGGAGGGCGCCGGCGATCGCCAAACCGAGAAAGTAAACCAGCACGGTCACTGGGAGCGCGATGACAAACACCCGACGCCAGACGAGGGGCAACATGGCAGGCCAGAAGCAAAGCAGATTGATGATGCCGTCGAGTGCGTCTGTCATTGATGGGGTGCTTTCGAGAGAGTGGGGGACGGTCAATCGACGTACACATGGAACACGAGTTCACCGATCTGCACGGTGCCGACATAGGAGCCGGAACCGACAGGGTCCATCGTGTGGCCGGTGCCGTAGATGCGAACCTGGCGAGTGCTTTCCATGCCGTGCGGGACAACCTCCGCCCACATGCAAAGCTGGTCGCCCTGCATTTGGACGCAGAGCGGCTTCCCCGGTGGCATCCTCACTTCCTGCCAGTCGGTGACTTGCAACGGGTACTTCCAAATGGCGGCCATCTATTGCTGTTCCTTTCGGGCGATAAGGGCGGTCACGAGGGCGGTGAGAATTGCGAGGGGGAATGTCGGGCCATCCCCTTCTTCTGCCAACATTGCGTTGTCGGGGACGCACACATCCACAGACCAGAACGACTTGCCGTGGTGAGCGGTGTGAATGGTGAAGCCCAAGCGCTCCACGAGGCCGAGAGCGGCGTCTATGGAGGCGGTGATCGCGGTCATGTCGTAGGTATGAGTCACGACCGGCCAGTATTCCGGGTCATCTTCACGATAGCGGCGCGCGGCTTCACGGAGGGGTACTCCCTCAAACCCGCTATTGATCCCCAGCATGTCAGGGAATAGGGCAAGATGGATGTCCGCATCGAGCGTTGCGTCCGGCCCCGTTGCCTCTTTCAGTCTCTCAAGGATAGCGGTGAGGGTCATGGGAAGTCCTCCGGGTCTAGCGTTTCGCCAGCATTGAGCGCCAGCAGGGCACCGGAACGGTTGAGCCAGAACCGCGTCTCTTTTCCAGTGGGCTCGTCCTGGAGGTTCATCCAGCCAGCTCCAACCATGACGTGCAGGTCGTGCCACGCAGGGTGACCTCGGCTGGCATAAAAGCGGTTGCGGTAGCTCCGTCTCTTGGCGGCGGGGTTGTCGAGGCCCAACGTGTGGCGCGCTAACTCACGCTGCTTCGGTGTCATCCCGCGAGACGTTGCCGCGATCACTTCATCTGTGAGGGTCATCGCAGGACAACCTCGCCGCTCATCCGCTTCTTGTATTTCCCGTTGCGGTTGGTGGCGAAGCCCGATGGCCGGGTGATGCCGCGGTGCTTGTCGCTCACGCGCTTCCTCTTGGCCTGGCCGGGAACGTCAAACGTGCGGGTCTTGAACCGGTGACAGTCGGGGCAGCAGACGACGCAATTCTCAACCGTGTCGCTGCCTTCTTCTGTCGCTGGGACCGGGTAGTGATCGAACTCTTTGCGCCCGCCCTTGAATGGCGCGTTGCAACGCTGCCCAGAGGGAAGCCCGTACACTTCGCCAGTCGCTTCGCATCTGCCGGCGGCTCGTTTGTCCGCCTCGCGCTTCACTGGCTTGGAAAACTCGTATCGCCTGCTACGCGGCATCTGCTTCCCCCAATGCTGTGAGGGAATAGCGCGGGCCGTCGTCGGTGGCCTCTACCGACAGGCGCTTCTTGCGAACAAGAGAGTTGAGCGTGTCGATAATGAGAGGTTCGGCGCAAGCGTCCCGGTTTGGGCAATAGGAGCCGCCAACACGCGCCACAAACCGAAGGGCGTTGGTTTCGCCTTGGTCAAGCTTCCTCATGCCGCCCTCGGTGCGTAGCTGTCGAAGTGGCCTGCCTTTGTCGTCTCAGTGAGCGGGATCTGGTTCGTGTCGCAGTAGGCAAGGCAATAAGTGATGAGGCTCGCCGCGCGCTTCACCGACATGAGCGCGCTGCTTTCACGGATATTCACGAACTCCCCTTCGATGCCGGGGACTACCTCGTTGCCGTCACCCGTCGCTGCGGCATGGGCGCTGATAAGCAACACCTTCCAAACCTTGGCCGAACGAGGCTTGCCAGCGAACTTGTGGCCCGACTTTGCGATGTCGCCGCAGATTGCATGGAACATAGCGTTCTGATCGTTTGAGCGAGTCCGCGGTGCCAGCGTGACAATGTAGTCAGCCGGGGCCGTGCGCAGCGCTTCGATAGCGTTGGCGCGTACCCGATCGTTCACCAGCACAAACGAGGACTTGTCGCTCATGCTGCTAGAACCCTCGCAATGCGATCGGCGGCGCGCGCCTTTTCAAACTCGTAGGCAATGCGGTCGCCCTCGCTGATACCCTCGACGGCGTGGCGGGCTTCGATGTTGCGTGTGACGTAAGCGAACTCGCGTTCCGTCTTGCAGCCCTCGAGTGCGACGGAGTCACGCAGCCGCGTTTCGGTGTCAGAAAGGCTCATTGCCCGACTCCTTCGGCGGCATGAGCAGGATGCGTGTTTCAAGCACACCCTTGTCGTTGATGTAGGGCAGGGGCAGAGCGTCGAGCGTGACGCTCCAGCCGTTCTTGTTGGCCCATGCGGTGCCCACACGCCGGAAGAACGTCTTGCCGTCCTTGCCGGGTACGGGGGACAGGGCGTCCATGCGTTCCGCGCTCATTGAACCTGCTCCAGTTTGGTGAAGTCTGGCGCGACGGGCGGCCGGGGCTGAGCCTTGGCGAACTCCTCGCGGGCCTGCTCGATGTAGTCGCGGAGCTGCGTCTTCCACTGGTTGGGCAACTGCTTTGCCGAACTGACGAATGCTGGCGAGCCAACGAGCCGGTTCAATTCATCGAGCGTCAGGCAGGCGTCGATCTCAGTCTTGAACGCTTCCCAGTCGCCGTCACGCTTTGCCTGCGCCGACGACTTGACGGCAACGGGGTTCGGCTCCCGGTTGTGCGAAGCGGCTTGGCCGTCGTCGTCCTCCTGGGCCACGCCAGTCATGGCGGCCAGTCCGTAGCGCCGCAGATACGTCGTCGCGGCACCGATGCCCTGCGCGTCGGTTTTGGCCGGCACACATGACGCAACGGACGACACAAAGCCGCCGCTCGCATGTGCGACAAGAGTGGTGACCTCAACGAGCGAGCCCTCGAATGCCGTTGACTGCAACAGCGACAGGCCGTGCTTGGCGAATGTTGGGCGCACGGTGTTCAGCACTTCGGCCAGGTCGGCGTACTTGCTTTTGAAATGTGGGTTGACGCTGCCCTTGGTTGCGTTCTCGACTTCGGCCTGCGCCTTGGCGAGTGCGGCAAACAGGTCCGGCGTTGCCTTTTCGGTATTCATGCTCATTTCCTTTCGGCTGTTTTGGTCGCAGCAACAGCGGCCTGAATGGCAGCAACCATTGCGAGCAAGCGGGGACGGTTCTGTGCGCAGACAGCAGCGACAATGGCGGGGTCAGGACGCTCCATACTGCGCTCCATAAGCTGCAAGCATGAAGCCGATCATGGCTATGCCTACAATGAGGTAGAACAGCGTTTGAGTGAGGGTGTAGTTCATGGCGTAGCCGCTGGGCCAAGGTCCGTTGCGTTGTCGAGCAACACGCGGGCAGTGCGGAGTCCGGGTGACCCGTCCTTCTTGACGACCTTCCCGAACAGATACGGCCCTGACACCTGATCCACGATGATGCGGTGGAGCCGTGACGAGAAACTATACTCCGGCCCTTCGACAAGGTGCCCAGCTAGACCGCTGTTCTCCAGTTGCGCGCTCTCCAAGCGCTTGCGAGCGTCACGCATCGCCTCATCTGCTTGGCGGCTTCTGTCCGTCGCAGCCTTCAACTGCCGCTTCAATTCCTCAATGTCGTGCATCTCTCACGCCCCCATCATCATCGGGTTATCAGCCAGCCGTTCGAGCTTGCGCGATGCCCACAGCGAACGGATGCGACGTGCCCATTCAGCGCGGAACAGGTCGCGGGTTTCTTCGGCGTCACGCTCAGCCGGGGAATAGTCGCCGGGGTTCGCATCTGCGAGGATGGCGTCAGCAGCCCACACCTGACGCTTTGCGTAGAGCGCTGCCATGAGCGGGTCTGTGATGTGCCACGCGAACACAGCGGGGCGGTTGAGCATGGCGTCGAGGCGGTTGCCGAGGGTGGTCATCACCAGCCCTCCTCATCGGCATAGCCGCCGTTGTCGGGCTCGCTTTCCCATTCCTCGAACTCGCCGTCCTCAAACCCTTCCGGGTGGTCGCGCCAGTCCTGCGGCGCTACATCGCTGTCCGGCGTTTCGTTCGGCTGCTTCCCCATTTTCCCGTTCCCCATCCATTGGCGCGATGTGCGCTGGTGATGCCCAGTATGTAACACCGGGCGTTACTGAATAGCAAGGGGGTCGCTGGAAAATAGTTGCATGCCATGTTACAAGTGTGGCGTGCGGTGAGAATCGCCGCACGGGCGGAGGGGCGCTAAATGCTTGTGAGGATTAAGCTACCGGCGGGGGCCGGCAGACTGCAAAAGGGCGTTGATTATGCTGACCGCCTGGTCACGCAGCTCGGGCGGCGCCTTGTTGAGGCGGAGAGTGATGTCGATCACGTCACCATCCTTGTCCGGGTTCACTTCAAGAAGCATGTACGCCGGAACCCCAAGAGCCGTAGCTATAGCCTCTAGGACGGGCTGGGAGTAGGGCTGCTTGCCCTTCTCAATCCGTCCGATGCTGGCGTGAGAGATCAGCAGATCGCCGCCGGGCGTCTCTTCCAAGCGCTCTGCCAGCCGCCGAAGGGACAGCCCGCGCTTTTCGCGCCATTCCTTGATGTAGGTCCGCTTAAATAGGGGTTTATCCACAGGGACAAGTCTAGCGGCATCCGGTGTTCCACGTGGAACGCCCGGCGTGACAGGCGACAAATGCAACCCCCTTGCGCTCCGTAACGCCCGGTGTTACATCTTGGCTTATGACCCACCCGCTTACCGGCGCTCGAAAGCGAGCAAACCTTTCGCAGACGGCCCTTGCCCGCATGATCGGGAAGGACCGGCTGACTGTGCTGCGGATCGAAAATGCCCAGACGCAGCCTCGGCTGGAAACGGTTGCGAAGATCATAACGGCACTCCGCGAAAAGAACGTCGAATTGTCGGCAGACGCATTCCTGCGTGACGCAATGACTGAGGAACCCTCAGCCCCCACCACCACAGAGGCGCAAAGCGCAGCATGAGCAGGGGCCAACTCAGCGAAGTCCAATACCAGAAGTTCAACGAGGCAGGCGTTCGCTGGCACGAATACGCCAAGCTGTTCCCCATGCTGGACGGTGACGCGCTTGCCGCCTTTGAAGCGGACGTGCGCCAGAACGGCGTTCGAGAGCCCATCGTTTTCTATCAGGGCGAATTGCTTGACGGCCGCAACCGCTACATGGCTGCTCGCGCTGCTGGCGTTGAATATCCCTTTGTCGAATATCTTGGCGACGATCCGCTCGGCTTCGTCGTTTCGCTCAACCTTTCGCGGCGGCATTTGAACGAGTCGCAGCGCGGCATGGTGGCGGCGAAGCTCGAAACCCTGCGGCAGGGCGAACACGGCAAAGATGCAAATTTGCATGTTTCCCGTGAAGCCGCCGCGACGATGCTCAACGTGTCGCCGCGCACTGTCGCAACAGCGAAGACCGTCAAGGACGAAGGTGCGCCAGAGCTTGTTGCCGCTGTTGAGGCGGGGCAGGTGAGCGTGTCGGCTGCCGCCGATGTTGCCACGCTTCCCCGAGAGGAACAGCGCGAGGTCGTCGCAAAGGGCGAAAAGGAAATACTGCTGGCGGCGAAGGCCATCCGTGCCGAGCGCGTTGAAAAGAAGCGCACCGAAAAGGTTGAGCAGGCCAAGGCCATTTCCGCCCGCAATGCAGAAGTGCCGGAGAGTGATCGCAAGTACGGCGTCATCTACGCCGATCCGCCTTGGGCTTACAAAGTCTGGAGCGGGGCAGGGACTGACCGCGCTGCTGAGAACCACTATCCGACAATGGAGCTTGACGACATTAAGGCGTTGCCCATTGAGCGGCTGGCGGCCGATGATTGTGCCCTGCTCATGTGGGCCGTCATGCCCCAGCTTCCCGACGCTTTCGAAGTCATCAAGGCGTGGGGGTTTGAGTTTAAGACCGTCGCTTTCGTCTGGGTAAAGACGACGCAAGACGAGTCGCGCCCTGCAACCGGCATGGGCTACTGGACCCGCGCAAATGCGGAGATCTGCATCCTCGCAACGAAGGGCAACCCCGTCCGGCTCAATGCGGACGTGCATCAAGTCGTGCAGTCGCCGCGCATGGAACACAGTCGCAAGCCCGACGAGGTAGCAGCTCGCATCGAGCGCCTTGTTCCCGGTCCATATCTCGAATTGTTCGCTCGCCGCCCCCGTGAGGGCTGGGCCGTCTGGGGCAACCAGGCTGACACCGAAAGCGAGGTCGCCTAGTGCCCTACGAAACATTTGACATGGACCTTCGTGAGGGCAAGGCACGTGAGGATGCCTTCGTCCACGTCATGCTCCGTTCGAAAGTGGAGCATAAGCGTGACAAGAAGGCGGCGCGCACCGGCAATGTTGCAATCGAAATCGCGCAGACGCTGCGAAACGGCGACACCGTCGAGTCCGGCGTCATGGTCACAACCGCCGGCGTCTATGCCATCGAGTTTTTCCCAGAATGCTGGCTCGTTGTCCCCGTTGAGTACGTCAGGCGTCTCGCCCGCATGGCTGTCCAGCAAGACCGCAAGGCATGGATCGGCGACGGCAACAATCATCTGAACGCCCTTGTTCCTATCGAGTGGTTTGTTCGCCTTCCGCTTGAGCCGAGGGCAGCATGAACCCGCAGCCGCTCATCGACACATCGGTTTACACGCTTGCCCTCGGCATTGGGCTTGTTGGCCTCGCACTGCTTGCGCTTGCGGGCCTCATTGCATGGGCGATGACGCGCGGTGACGACACTGAGGGCGATCAGCCGTGACGCCCGCTCACAACCAGCATCAGAGATGGACGCACCGCCGGGCGGGGGAACCCGTGGGGCAATGCGGTACGCCCATCTCTGCCGCCGGTAACGACGCGCAGGACACGGGGCTTCGGCTCGGTGGGCTCTTTGACTTGACGCACCTGAATACCCGGCTGGGCGTCGATTACGCCGGCGCCCAGCCAACGCAATTCCTTTTCATCCCCGGCAACCTCCCCAGCCTCACGGTGGCGGGGCGCAGTCGTATGGATGGATGCGCTATCCGGGTCTTCTCTCCGTTTGCCCGGCGGCGTCAAACTCGGGTCGGGGGCCACCTCTTGGGGCGGCGCATTTACCGAGCAATCCACCCTAGCCACCACCTCAATTTCAGCGCGGCGCGCCAACGCCATGCGCTTCACTTCCGTATGACGCAGCACGTCACTTACCACAGCTCCGATGCTGCGAAACTTCGCCATGTAGAACGCCTTTCGCGTTGTCCGGTTTCGATAAGCAACCGTAACGAGAGGCACCTAGAACCATGTTCCCTAAATCGAGGAAAGAGCTTCCCCGAATGAGTGTAGATGTAGCGACGGCCAAAGTCCGCAAGATGGTCCAGCGCGAGAGTCGCGGCTGGGGCGATCTGGACAACGCAATGCAGCGGCTGGAAGCCAGATACGGCCTACCGTTCTGGACCCTTTGGCATTTGCGCAAGGGCAAAGCGAAGACAGTCGAGGGTTCGATGCTGGCGCGGATCAACGCGGCCTACCTCGATATGTGTCAGGGGCAGGCTCAGAACTTGCTCCACGAGATCAAAACGGACGCGGCGGCAGACGATGATCTGGATAGCGATATTGCGGCAGAGCTTGAGGCTCTGGTGGCGAAAATTAAAGCGAAGAAAGAGAGGGCTGCGTGATGACCATTGACCCGTTTGCCGACATTGAAATCCCCGATCTGGAGATCACCGAGGGGTGGTCGGTCAGCGAAGTGGCGACGCTGCAAGACTGCGAGGATGCTCACAACTACCTCGTCGGCGCTATCGCTGGCATTGAGTACCAGATCGACGCAGAAGGCTTCAAGCCGCTCGCTGAGCAGCGGGGCGAATGGGTGGCGCGAGCCAAGTCAGCGCTCCGCTACAAGAAGGCGGCGCTCAACATCGTCCAGAACAAGCGCGGCACTCTCAACGAACAACGCCGTGAGGCAGGGCTGCTCGCGTTCATCCGCTCTGTCGTACCGCCCGAACAGTGGCTGGCATGGGTGACGGCGCACAGCGCGGCTCCTCTGCCAACGGCCAAGGCCGCGTAATTCCCCGGCGGATCATCCGCCTCAACCTCGAAAGGACTGACCTATGATCGAAGGACCGGGCTACGCGGCCAAACAATATGCGGGTGCGGCGGGACACGCTACCCCGCCCTCGAATCCGAACTTTGCGGACTCCGTCCAGTATGCGGATGAACGCGTCGGCGTGTTGCTCAACCGCCTCGGCAGCCTCGCGGATCGACTGGTTGGCACACCACCGCCAGAGGGCCCTGCCACCGCGCTTGCCGGCGTCCCGAACGGCCTGCTCGGCGTCACGCTGTCGCGGGCCGGGGACATCGCGGCAAAGGCCGACTACGGCATCGAGATGATCGAACGCATCGAGCGCCAGCTTCCCTGACACGCCTCGGCGGTAGGACGCATCGCGCGCCCACCGCCTAACTCTCACAGCGGCATAGCCCGCGATAGACCATAGGGGACGATAGATGGACAAGTTGGCGACTTTTGCACTCGGGCTGCTCTTGTTCGGGGCAGTGTTTTTCGCAGCACCAATTCTCGGCGTATTGGGCGGCGCGTTCTCAGGCTGGGTGCTGACGGTGGTTGGCTTCGAGCCGCTTATCGTCGGCTTCATGGGGCGGCTTGGCGTCAACATTGACGGGCTCCCGCTCTGGCATGTCGGCGCTGCGATGGGCTTCCTCGGCGGCTTTCTAAAAACCAGCGTCAGTCAGTCGTCCAAGTCCTAACCATTCAGGGGCAGGGGAACATGGGGCAAATAGTTCATCTTGGCGAAGCGACACTGATCCTTGGCGATTGCGTCGAGGAGCTACCGCGGCTCGCCGGCAGGGTATCACTTGGGGTTACCAGCCCGCCCTACAACTTGGGTGCGGCTCCGTGGCCCCACCTTGGGCATTGGCGGCCGAAGTCCGCTAGCGGCTCGGGTGGGAGGGGAAAGTGGCGCGGCGGGGCCCAAAGCGGCGATGGCGGCGTCTCATACACTGCTCACTCTGACGACATGGACTGGCCCGCATATGTAGCATGGCAGCGCGCGGTGATCGAACTATTTTGGGAGGCGCTCACAGATGAAGGCGCGATTTTCTTAAACCATAAGCCGCGTGTCGTCGGCACTCGTCTGTGGACGCCGCAGGAGCTTTTGCCCGAGGTGGCGGAGCTTCGCCAGATTGTAGTGTGGAAGCGGCCTGGTGGCATGAACTACAACCCCGCCGCTTTCGTTCCAACGCATGAATGGATCATGCTTCTAGCGAAGCCCACCTTCCGCCTGAAAAGCAAGGGCGTGAGCGGGCTTGGTGACGTGTGGGAGATGACCCCAGAGCGAAGCGAGCATCCGGCGCCATTCCCACTTGCGCTGCCAGCAAAGGCCATAGAGGCAACCGCCGGCGGGTTGGTCTGCGATCCTTTCATGGGATCGGGGACTACCGGCGTTGCCGCCGTTCGCGCAGGACGCCCGTTTGTCGGGATCGAGATCGACCCGCGCTATTTCGACATGGCTTGCGCACGTATCGAGGCCGCTTACGCGCAGCCGGAGTTGGCAGCATGACCCAACGCACAGACGCTCGCGTCATCTCAGACGCCGACAAGCAGCGGGCCACCACGGCAGAGCGGCGGTATCTACGCGCCAACGGCATACGCAACGTCCACACGAACCGTAAGGCACAGGCTGCCATTGCTCGGGCTGCGACAGCAAAGCTTCAACGTGAACTCGGGGGGCGGGGGTGACGACTTGCTTCTACTGCGACCGTCCGCTTCGCAGGATCGCGCAACGCGCACTGTGGTTCAAGGACTCACCCGCTGACCGAGAGACGATAGACCATATCATTCCGCAGGCCGCGATGCGGCGCTTCGGGCGTCGCCTGCCGTGGAAGTTTTACAGCCTCAACCAGATTGAGTGCTGCTACGCCTGCAACAATGCCAAGGGCGACATGGACCCGATCTACTGGGCTCGCAACCTTGGTCCTGAAGCGGTCGCGCGGCTGGCCCAGCGGCTTATGCAAATGGGCGTAGCGGCGGACGCTATCGTTGACCTGCCCAATGGCTACGAAGCGCTTCGCCTCGTAACGGCGGCAGCATGAACGAGTCCGCCATTCACTCCGCAGTCATAGCCCACTGGCGCTCCTGCGGCTTGCCGAACACGCTGGTAGCGACACTGCCCAATATGGGGGCGATGGGGCAGCACGGGCTCACCAAGGGCCTGCCGGATTTGATGGTGCTTTGTCCGTCGATCGGCGTCGGCTTCATCGAACTCAAAACGGACAAGGGCCGCATAAGCGAGGCGCAGGCGGCATTCAAAGAGCGCTGCATCCTGCTCGGTATTCCTCACGCTATCACGCGGGGCAGGGACGAGCCTATCGCAATTCTTGAGCAGTGGAACGTAGTGCGGAGGGGCAAATGAGCGTTCGGGTTTCGCGCACTGACTACGAGGTATTGGTGCCCGCGCTTTATCGGGACGGTGTTTCAGACTTCAACATCGCCAAGCGGACCCATCTTCTTATCACGGAAGTGCGGGACATTCTCATTCGGCACGGCGTGTCGCTCGACCTGTCCGCCGCTCGCGCTGTGTCGCCGTGGGAACGCGACGATAACCCGGAAGAGATGCGCCGGCAGATAGCCCGCCGCGCCGCCGCTGGGGCCCGTCGCCAGCTTGAATTGAACGCAGAGGAGGCGCGGCGTGGAAAGTGAGAACGAGCGCCTGCGAGCGCGTGTCGAAGAGCTGGAAGAGACTGTGCGCCAGTTGCGTTCCATCGCCGCCCAGGCATCGCCGCTTCCAGATTGGGTGCCCTACCTGACGAGGCACGAGAGCGCCATTCTTCAACTGTTTCTAGCGCGCGAGGTCGTCACGATAGACGCGATGGAAGCCATTATCCATGAGGGGGATACCCGGAGCGGCAACCTCCTGTCCGTGTACGTCTACCATCTACGCAAGAAGCTGGCGAAGTCCGGCGTCAAGATCGAGACGATATTTAGGCGTGGCTACAGGATGCCTCCGGCGTCAAAAGCGCTCTTTGCGCAGCAGGTGGCGGCATGAATAACGTGCAACGCCTATTCCCCGACGCTACGCCGGAGCCGAGCCGGTTCGAGGAAGTCTGGAAGCTCTGGCCCAACAAGGCCAAGAAGCCGCTCGCCCGCGCCAAGTACGAAGCGATCCTCAAGGGTGGGTTCCGCACCCGCACACTCGACAAGGACAGCGGGCAATATGTGGACCTCGAACTAGAGGCGACACCCGAGGCGATCCTTGCGGGCGTGAAGGCATACGTCAGCTCGCAGATCGATAAGCGCACGTTCCGCATGAAGGACGATGGGAAGTTCATCCCGCACCTAGCCACGTGGCTCAATCAAGGCCGGTGGGAGGACGGGGTTTGACCTTCGCTCGCCTAGCCAGCTCCCGCTCCACCGCTTCGCGGATGAAGTCCGAACGCTTTTCCTTGCCGTCTAGGGCCGCGTCAATTCGCGCCAGCGTTCCTTCTGGAAAGCGGGCAGGGGTTTGCTCGTCGTTGATCTTGATGCGTCCCACGGCGGGCCTGGCCTTCTCTCCCTCGCCATTGGACTCAACGGCGGCCTTCGCGGCCTGTGTAGCCTCTCGTGCGCCAACTGTGAACCATTCCCCGTGCGCCCGCTTTTCACGCAGCAGCCAACGGGCTCGCAGCTCAATGTCGCGAGCCTTGTCCAGCGGGACCGGCCAAGAAGCGAGCAACCGCACGGGCCGTGCGTGTCCGGTCTGGACTGAGCGCAAACGCCGCTCTGGCATCTTTGCGAGCCCGATTTTCATCGGCCCGCCCTCGGCGCCCATCACATACAGACTTGTGGAAGATGATATCATTTTTCTTGCTCGCCCTATTGACCGCCAAAACGATATCTCCTATTTAGTTGATATCAGATTGAAACGCAAGTGGAGCGGCCAAATGATCAAGATTCTCGACACTCGGAAGACCCCGGTAGCCATCAACGATGCAGCCCGTCCTTTCGCGGTTCTGGTCGGAAGCAAGATCGTCGGTCGGTACGCCACTGAGGCGCAGGCCAAGCGCCGCGTTCGTGGCACGAGCGCGGCGCAGATCGATGGGCACGTTGATTCGCTGGACGGTCGCGGGCTCCAGCCTGTCGCCAAAGGCGAGGGGCTTGCAGCGATCATCGCCGCGTTGGCGGTCGTTAAGAGCGCCAAGGTAGGTGCGGCATGAGCAAGCCCATTGCCCTGCCTACCGCCCTGCCTTGGGTCATTGAAGACCCAATGGGCCCCGACATCGGACTGTTCATCGTGGACGATGCCGACGAGGTTTACAACTGGCGCCACGTGGCAACCATGAACTGGGATGCCGAGGCTGACCGCGAGCCGGGGCGGCCGTTCGTCACCCAGTCGGAAATGAGAGCAAATGCAGAGCTGATCGTTACCGCCGTGAACTGCCACATGGAATTGGTCGAGGTGTTGGCGCATGTGGCCGAAGAAGCCGAACTCAATGACGGTCAAATCTGGGCCGACACCTTCAAAAGGGTAAAAGCCGCACTGTCGAAGGTAGGCATCGTATGACCCTACTGGCCAGCATCAACCATCTTGTCAGAACCTACGACAGCCCGGGTTTCGACCCAGACGACCTTGCCGGAGACAGTGGCGTTACGGTCGGCATGGTGTTGTTGAAAGACATGCGAGACGCGCTAGATCGGCTGAGCGACCTTGTGTGCGACCTGTGCCAGGGCGATGGGTTCGTCAGCAATCCAGATGCTCGCTACTACGAAACCTTGGGCGCACCGGGCTACCACACCGGCCAGTTCGAAACTCAAGATCCCGAGGAGATCGACTGCCCCGTTTGCGGAGGCGTCGGTTTCAAACCGCGCCCTGTCTATCAGCCTCCTATTCCGCCCGCGCTCCTCGATGAGGAGTTGCCGTTTTGAGCGAAGTTGAAGACGGCATTCGCACGATGCTTCGCGCCACGGGCCGTAAGCGCGTCCTCCTGCTCAACTACGGTTATAGCGCGATCAAAGGCATGACCCACGAAGTTCGAACCGACGACCTGGCTGGCTACGGCCTCCACTTCGGCAGCAAGAAAGACTGCCTCCAGTGGATCGCCGACAATCAGCTCGAATGCACGAACCTAAGCGGATGGTTGCGGTCATGAGCCCCTACGTCGCCAAACTCATTGAGCAGCGCCCCGCTGATCACAAACAGTTCGTCGTTCTACTCGGCATGGATGCGCTGCGCGCCTGTTTTGGGTTGAAGCCAAAGAACTTCACGGTGACCGAGATCATTCAGACCCTCCAAAAGATGGAGGCCACCAAAGAATAAGGGCCCGCGTCCGGCAAAGACGCGAAGCCCCAAATACGTCGGTCTCTCAGAAAGTCACCCGACGCACTAGTGGTAGTATGATACCGCAACGTGGAGCGCAAGCGAATGACGTTCAGTCCGAGTGCCGGGCCTCAAAAAGCGACCGGAACCAAAATTCCAGGGCACCGTGACCCATAGGACCCTGGGCCTCCACGTGCCGGGCAACCCCCGGAGCGGTCCGAGGCTTTCGACCCTTCTAGCTGGCGTGGCTGCCAGTGTACGGGCCGAAGGTGGCGCCAGCCGCAAGAAATGGCGTCGAGCAACCCAAGTTTGCAGCTTGGGGCACCGGAAGGTGGAAAAGGAACTGAGTATGCGCCGTAGCAATACGGTCCTCTTAGCCAAGAGGCTCCACGAAAGGCTCAGGCCGATACCGTGGAGGCAGAAAAGGGTGAGGTATGCCCGCGTGAACGAGTTTGCAGAGCGCAGCGGACTGCATGGGTTTGCGGCACGGCTGCGGAAGGCAAAATTGATGGAAAGGGATGCGAAGTGAGCGACGAACCAGTCATCAACGAAGCGCCGGTTCGCATTGTGCGTTTCTATTATGCCCAGATGGCCGAGATCAACGAAATCGCTGGCGTCGCTTTCTTGACCGGCCTGCTCTTTGCTGGGGCTGTCGCCGCCTATTTCGTCGGCGCGACGCAAGACAGGGCGGGCTACGTGATCGCGGCGTTTCTGGCCGTGGCCGCCGTGCTGCAGGAAGCTTGGGTGTGCATCGAGGACGGCGGCATTGAGTGGCGGGCCGTCCCGATCGTCTGGTTGTCGTCTGACGAGTTCGAGCAAGAAACCAAAGGCAGCTAACTCACTAACCAAACGGGGCAAGGCGGCGGAATGACTAGGGGCAACGACATGATAATCGAGCGACGCATCGACGGGCGGCCGTTGACCACTGACCGTTTGGCTTGGGGCGCTCAGCGCGGGAAGACCTGTGCCGTCGAAGAATGCGACCGCCCGGCGCGGGACCGTGGATATTGTTCCAAGCACTACCAGCGGCTTCGTGCGACCGGAGACCCCAGAGGGACGAAGATCGCCGGGCGAGGCGAAATCAATGCATGGCTAGCGGCTCACGCGGAGTGGCCGGACAAAGATGCTTGTTTGGCGTGGCCGTTTGGGCACTCCGATCAGGGTTATGCGTCCGCCGGCGGCGGCAAGCTAGGCCACGTGATGATGTGCGCTCTAGCGCACGGGGAGAAGCCCGCAGAGAAACCAGATGTCGCGCACTCATGCGACAATCCGGGCTGCGTCAATCCGCATCATCTGCGGTGGGCAACGCATCAAGAAAATATGGATGACATGGTGCGGCGTTCGCGTGTGAAGCACGGTGCCGAACACTTCTGGGCCAAATTGGACGAGGCCGCCGTTCGTATCATTCGCTCCACTGAGCCGGGCCCGGGGGTGACGCAAGCTTTGGCTGACCGTTTCGGCGTCGCCCCCGCCACCATCTGGCACGCCCAAAAGAACCGAACATGGAAGCGGGTGGCATGAAGATGGACGCACGCAAGCACGACATCATTGTCACTCAGTACATGGATAATCCGCTCACCGAGTTCGCTCAGTTCAAGGCCGAGCTTTCGGCTAAGGGGCCGAGCTACGCCGGCAAGATCGCGGCCCAAGTCAACATGACAACGCTCATTGGCGGGTTTGCCCGGTTCCGTGGCACGGAGGCACAGCAACGCGCCTGCGCCCGTTTCCGCCACCTGCACGAGCAATCCCAGGTTGGCGGTGCCAGAGCTGTAGATCCAAGCCGTGAGCCCGTGGACGGCGGCTATCTCAACCCCGAGGGCAACATCATCAGCGGGGAGCAGGCCCGGCGCGACTATCTCAGGCTGACCACGCATCTGGGCCGCATCAACACGTCCAAGCTGGAGTTTGTCGTCATCGGGGAATGGGGCCCGACGCCCTTCGCCAAGCACTGGTACAGGCTCAGCAAGCCGAACGACAAAGCTGTTTCACGTGCAATGGTGGAAGTCCGGCGCATTGCTGATATGGCGGCTGAGTTTTTGCAGTTGCAGACCAAGGGAGCGAGTGCGGCATGAGTAAAATCCCGGAACCCCGTTATCCGCTGCCGGACCCGCTCGACGTTCTGGCGCTCGGCGTATCCCTGCTGTTCAGTTCGGTCATCGGAGGCATAGGGCTTTTCGTCTGCGCGGTCTGCGGCATTCCGGTGGAGAAGGTTCTTAGTATCGACGAGGATGGCGAGCCAGACGGGGACTCTTGACGTGGCGTAAGAACAGCCCCATAAGGCGCATGCTGCTTCACGCAGCCCCAGCCCGTCCCGGTTCATTCCGAGGCGGGCAATTTGTTTTGGAGCGCCCGATGAACACCAAGCTTGGTTACGTCGGCTTGCTCAAGACCAAGCCCCGCAAGCAAACCTCACCCCGTGTCGCCAAGCTAGGCGCACAGTTCCTCCGCATGTCCATTAAGGACCGCATAGCCTACTGCAAGGCACGGCCCGACCTCGCAGCAAAAGCCCTCGGTACGCTTAGCGCATCCGCAGTGGCGCAGGATGAGACGCGCAACTAACCCCAATCCCCATCAAACGCGACCAAGCTAATGGCAGTCGCAGAGGTGATGAATGCCAAATAAAATAACGGGGGGCAAACCCGGCCCCGGCCGGCCCAAAGGCTCGCCCAACAAAGTCACGGCCGCAGCTAAAGAGGTTATCGCCCAAGCCGCTGAATCATTAGGCGGACACCAGCGCCTCGTTGAATGGGCCAAGGAAGACCCGCTGAACGAACGCGCGTTCTGGGCGACGATCTATCCCAAGCTGATCCCGGTGCAGGTATCGGGCGAGGGCGGCGGGCCGATCACACTGGCGTTCGCTTGGCTGCCACCCCAGTCCTGATCCCCTACGCGCCTCGGAAGCTATTCGTCCCCTTCCACCAAAGGACGCAACGCTTCGCCAAGGTAGTAGCGCACCGCCGGTTCGGCAAAACGGTGGGGACGCTGAACGACACCATAGCCAAGGCGGCTGAGAACACGCGCATCGACCCGCCGCCGCGTTACGCCTACATCGCCCCAACCTATGGGCAGGCCAAGGACGTAGCCTGGGGCTACCTCAAGCACTACACGGCGGCGATCCCCGGCATTCACGGCAGCGACGGCGAGTTGTGGATCGAGATGCCCCACAACAAGGCGCGGATCAGGCTCTACGGGGCTGACGCATACGATCGGCTTCGCGGCCTCTACTTCGACGGCATGGACATAGACGAGCCTGCCCAAATGGACCCGAGGGCATGGCCGGAAGTGCTGCGCCCCACGCTATCGGACTTCAAGGGCTGGGCAACGTTCATCGGGACGCCAAGCGGGCGGAATTGGTTTTATTCGCTGGGCCGGACGGAATCGGGCGCACTTGACCCCGACTGGTTGCACATGGCGCTCAAGGCGAGCGTCACCGGCATATTGGACGATGAAGAACTCGACAGCGCCAAGCGCATGCTCACTGCCGAGCAGTATGCGCAGGAATACGAGTGCAGCTTCGAGGCGGCCATTGTCGGTGCTTACTACGGCCGCGAAATCTCGCAGGCGCAGGAAGACAAGCGCATCGGCCGGGTTCCACATGAGCGCGCGTCGGACGTGTTCGCATCATGGGACTTGGGCATTGGCGACAGCATGGCGATCTGGATAGGCCAGATCATCGGGCGCGAATGGCACTGGATCAACTACTACGAGAACAGCGGCTTCGCCCTCGACCACTACGTCGATTGGATCAAGGCGCTGCCCTACAAGGTGCATCAACATTACCTGCCGCATGACGGCGAGGCACGCGAGCTGCAAACCGGCAAGTCGCGGAAACAGTTTCTCGAAGAACGGCAGTTCAACGTCCAGATCGTTCCGAGGCATGAGCCAATGGACGGCATCGACGCGGCGCGCGTCCGGTTCAACCGCATGTGGTTCGATGAGGACAAGTGCGCCCGAGGCATTGAGTGCCTGCGCATGTATCGCAGCGAGTTTGACGACAAGAACCAGACCTTGCGGCCCCGGCCATTGCACGACTGGGCCTCGCACGGCGCAGACGCATTCCGGTGTGGGGTTATGGGGGCTGAGGATGAACGCAAGCAGCCGCCGGCACCGAAGCGCAAACTGGATTGGGTGGTTTGACATTGGCTGACAAACTCTCCGAATCCCAGCTTGAAGCGATCCTCTCGCAACAGATCGCGCTCGCCAAGCATCACGACAAGCAGGGCGGCCGAGCCACATCACGCGACAAGGCGCTCGACTATTTCTTCGGCAATATGGACAAGTACGTCCCCCCTGAAGAGAACCGCTCCAAGGTTGTATCGCGTGACGTTGCCGACACCATTGGCTGGCTCATGCCGCAGCTCATGCGGATATGGACGGCCTCGGGTCGCATGTTCCTCGCCAACCCGGTCGATCCCGAAGACCTGAACTATGCCGAGGAAGCCAGCGACGGCCTCAACTACATCTTCTGGAAGTCTAACAAGGGCTATCAGATCGTTTACGACGCGACCTGGGACTCGCTGGTGCATGGCGACGCCATCGTCAAGACGTTCTGGGAAGACGCTCCGGTCTATGGCCCCGCACGGTTCTTTGATGCACTGAGCGAAGACGAACTCGCCATGCTGGCCGGCGATGAAGCCGCTGAGGTGCTGGCGAAGACCGAACGCACCGTCCCCGGCATGGACGAAATGGGCCAGCCGGTTGAGACGAAAGCCTATGACGTAAAGCTGCGCCGCAAGAAGGCTGACGGCCGCATCACGATAACGGTTATTCCGCCGGAGGAATTTCTGATCGACGGCGATGCGACGTGCCTTGAGGACGCAGCGTTCAAGGCGCACTGGCAGAAGAAAACACGCTCCGACCTGATCGGTATGGGCTACGACAAAGGCGAAGTCTGGGCCATCCCCGAGTCAGCCCGGTTTAGCACTGCCGAGGAACAGGCCCGCAGGCTGTTCACGACGAACGATGCGACGGATAAGTCCACCGAGCTTGTCGACTACTTTGAATGCTTCGTGATGATCGATGCCGATGGTGATGGCGTCGCCGAACTGATCCGCGCCTGCTATGCCGGCGGCGATCAGGGCAAGCTTTTGGACTGGGAAGTCTGGGAGGACGAAGACCCGTTCGATAACATTCCGTGCGAACCCATTCCCCACCGCTGGGAGTCGCGCTCGATCACGGATGATGAGGTTGAAGTCCAGGACGTTAAGACGGTCCTGAAACGCCAGCTTCTCAACAATACGTACTGGACGAATAACCCCATGCGCTTTGTCGCTGGGAAGGTGAAGAACCCCGAACTGCTCGATGCGCCTGTCTTTGGCGGCACAGTGTTTGGGGACCAAGGCACAACGGTCAGCGAGTTGCCGGTGCCCTACATCGGCGACAAGACGCTGCAAGCCATAGCTTACATGGATGACGTGTCGGCACGGCGTACCGGCGTCAATGCGCAGAGCATGGCGCTCGACCCTGAGGCTTTGCAGAACCAGAGCGCGACGGCCAACCAGAACGCCACGGATGCCAGCCGATCGCAGCCGGAATTGACTGCCCGCAACATGGCGGAAATGGGCTGGTCGAAAGTCGGCCGCAAGCTGCTCAGGCTGATGACAGCGCATGAGGCAGGGCCGCAGGTTATTCTCGTCAAAGGCAAGCCGGTGCAGATCGATCCGCGGAACTGGAACCCGGACATGCACGTCACGGTCAACACCGGGCTTGGGACGGGCTCGCGCGACAAGGACGCGATGATGCTGGGACAGGTGCTGCAACAGCAGATCGCATTCACGGACAGGATCGGAGCAGCCTTCCCCGAAAAGGCGCTCGATATGCTGCCCTACATTCACAACACGCTGACGCAGTTTGCGGAGGCGTCGGGACTGCGCTCGCCCGAACTCTACTGGCCGGACATTGATCCGGCTGAGATCGAGGAAGGCAAGAAGCGGTTGGCCGAGCAGGCCCAGCAGCCCGACCCGGCCCTTGTGCTGGAGCAGGAAAAGCAGAAGGGCGCTATCGCGGTTGAGCAGGCCCGCGCCCAGACGACAATGCAGACCAAGCAGGTTGACGCTCAGGTCGCCCAGCACGACGCCGAACTGAAAGCGCAGGGCGAAGTCGCCAAGAACGAAGCCGAGTTGCAGGCCGATCTTCAAACCCGAGAAGCCGATAGGCAAAACGCTATCGCCATTGAGACTGTGAAACAGCAGGGCGCGCTACAGATCGAGCAAATGCGCATCGCTTCGGCGGAACGCATCAAGTCGGCGGAACTGGCGCATCAAGCCCAAATTGAACAGGCCCGCATGGCTAACGCCGCGCACATCGCCAGCATGAAACCCAAGCCCAACGGGGCAGACAAAACCGCATAGGAGCCGACATGGCAAACTACACGTCTCAGCTTTTCAGTGCGAGTGCGACGTTTACCCCTGCCGCTACATCGCATGCAGGTGGCGACTGTTTCGGCGCAGCGCAGGAATTCAAGCTGCTCGATCGTTTCGGTGCCCCGCCGGCGGCCGGCTCGCATCTCAAGATCACGTCCGTGACATTCACGCAGGCGACGGGAACGAACGTCACTTCGGTCTGGCGGTTGCACCTCTACAACGTCACGCCGCCTTCGGCCATTGCCGACGATGCGGCCTTTGACGTTCCGACCGGCGACCGTGCGTCCTATCTCGGCTACGTCGACATCTCGCAGCTCGTGGATATGGGCGCAACGCTCTACATCGACATGCCGAACCTCGGCAAACAGATCAAGCTGCTCGGCACTTCGGTCTTCGGCTACCTCGTCAACGTGACAACGCTCACCGCTGAAGCCGTAGCCCACACCGTCACGATCCAGTGTCAGGCGCTATGACGCCAGACCAACTTTCTGCTCTCGCCCAAAGTCTCCAAGACAACGAGGCGTTTCAGGCTGCGCTCGATGGGCAGCGCGGCCGTGCCCTCGAAAAACTAGCGATCGTGCCACGTTCGGATGAGCAGGGCTTCTACGCCGCTCAGGCCATTGTGGCCGTGGTCGATGAAATCCGTTCGGACCTCGAAGCGTTCATTCGCGCGGGGAAGCCGAAGGGTCCGCCGGGGATCGCTTGATCCTCTAACCGCCAGCACCCCGGAAACGGACTGGCAAACCTAAAGAGTCAATCATGCCTGATACCGATACCCCAGCGGGTAGCGAAAGCCTGTCTATTGACGAGGCGACTAACGCTTACATCAAGGCCACGACACCGGCAGTCGAAACCGACCAAGCCGAGTCCGAAGCCGAGACGGAAGGCGACACGACCGACGACGATTTGCAGGCATCCGATGAGGGTGAAGGCGAAGAAGGCGAAGGTGAAACCGAGGCCGAAGACCAAGCCGAGGACGGCGACGACGAACCCGAGTCCGAACAGGGCCGCTTCGTGGCAGACAATGCCCGAGTGCGCCTGCTGGACGGAACGTTCAGCACCGTTGCCGAACTCAAATCTGGCAGTCTGAGGAACGCGGATTATACGCAGAAGACCCAGGAAGTCGCGGAGCAGAAACGCTCCGTCGAAAGCCAGTCCCAGCGCATTCAGCAACGCGAAGCTGAACTCACGCAACAGGCCGAGTATCTCACCGGCCTGATCACGTCCATTGTGCCACAGGCACCGCCCGACATCCGCATGCTCGATGTCAACTCGCCCACCTTCGACATTGTTGGCTACAACCAACAGAAGGCGCAGTTCGAGCAGTGGCAGCAGCACATCGGCTATCTCCAGCAAATGCAGCAGCAGGTTCACAAGACCCGCACGGCAGAGGCAGAGACGTTCCGAGTGGAACTTGCCAAGCGCGAATGGGCGACGCTTCTGGAAAAGGCACCTGAGCTGAAAGACGAGGCCAAAGGTAAGGCCTTCGGAGCCAAGCTCATGAGCCACGGCAGGACATACGGTTACACTGAGGACGAGCTGCGAAGCGCGCTCCCCAATGACCACCGTAGCGTTCTCGTCATGAGGGACGCGATCAAGTGGCGCGAGTTGCAGGCGAGCAAAGCCGGCATGCAGAAGAAGGTTGAAGGACGCCCGCCCGTTACCAAGGGCGGCAAGCGACTGAACCCTTCCGAAGCGCGGGCACGCTCGACAAGCGATGCACTCACCAAGCTCGGGCAATCCGGCCGTCTCGATGACGCCGTGAACGCCTATCTCGCAACCCAAAAACGATAGGACTGACCAATGGCTGTTCTCGCTGGAACCGTGTTGACCACGGCAGCGATCGGCAACCGTGAGGAACTCGACAACATCGTGTCGATGATCACCCCCACGGACACGCCGATCTACAGCATGGCGGGCAAAGAAAAGCTCTCTTCGAAACACCCCGAGTGGGAAATCGAGAGCCTCCGCTCACCGGCTGAAAACGCACAACTCGAAGGCGGCGAATTCGACTTCGAAACTCAGGTTGCCCCGACTCGTCTCGGTGGCCGCACCCAGATTTTCCGCGACTCCTGGATCTACTCCGGCACCCAGCAGGCAGTGGACAACGCGGGCAATCAGGAAAAGGCCGCCAAGGCCAAGATGAAGGCCGGCATCAATGTCCGCAAGGACATCGAACTTGCCATCGTCACCAACACCGCATCGGTCAACACCGATCCGCGGTTCATGGGCGGCCTGCCGTCGTGGCTCACCACGAACGTGTCGCGCAACTCGGGTTCGAACGGCGGCTTCTCGTCGGGCGATACCGTTGCCGAAACGACCGGCACCCTCCGCACCTTCACCAAGGCGCTGCTCGATACCGTTATGCAGTCCTGCTACACCAATGGCGGGAATGTGTCGGACCTCGTTGTCTCGCCTTACGTGAAGTCGGTCTTCGTGACGTTCATGTCCGATGCCAATGTGGCGGCGTTCCGCTACGCGGCCTCGACCTCGGGCAAGAACACGATTGTTGGCGATGCCGACATCTACGAAGGCCCGTTCGGCAAGGTGACGGTGAAGGCCAACCGCGTCATGGGCGGCGCTGCCGCTACTGCGCGCCGCGCCTATCTGCTCGATCCCGATCTCGTCAAATGGGGTTCTCTGCGTCCGATCCAGGAAGCGGAAACCTCCAAGACCGGCGACTCGGAAAAGGGCGTCATCCTCGGTGAAGGCTGCTTGAAGGTCATGAACGAAGCCGGTCTCGGCGTCGTGGCTGACATCTTCGGCCTCACGGCCAGCACGTAAGGAGAGCGAAAATGGCAGCAATGACCAAACCGATCTCCATCACCACGGCAACCTTCCAGATTCGCAAGGGCCATCACGACACCACGTTCATGTTGAACCGTGCCGGCGGCATTGCGATCACCCTGCCTGCGTTGACTGCGGGGATGAGGTTCAAGACCATCATCGGTACGGCTCCGACCTCGGACTGCACCATTTCGAGTTCCGGCGGGGCTGACGTGATCGTCGTCAGCGTCAACGAGCTTGAGACGGACACCACCGAGGACGGTCCCAGCGATGACAACGCCGATGTCGTCACCTTCAAGGCCAACGTGGCTCTGAAGGGCGACTCCCTGACCTGGGAGTGCGACGGCTCCTTCTGGTACGCAATTGGCCAGGTTGTGGCCGATGGCGCGATCACGAGCGGTACGACCTAAAGCACTCCATTGAGTGCGCGAGGGGGCGGGGCTTTGGCTCCGCCCTAACCATTTCACACGGGCGCTCCCGGCCCAACCCCAACACGAAGGAATATCGAAATGGCCCTTTCCGAAGGACAATCCGGCACGGTCAACCGTAGCCGCCTGCTTCATCGTCTTCAGTATGATGTTACCAACGTTGCCGACGCCAATGCGGCGGTTGCCAGTGACGACGTGATCGTGACGCTCGACGCCTCCGACAGTTACGCGCCGAAATACTCCACCGTAGGCAACATTCTCGGTGGCACCGGCATGGCCGAGGTCGTGATCACGACCAAAGCCGTCTCTGCGGCCGAGTCCGGCAAGACCTTCTTTCTCGATCTGGCTGCCGGCTTCACCACAACGCTCCCGGCCCCGGCCATTGGCCTGCGCTACAAGTTCATCGTCAAAACCGCTCCGACGACCGCCTACATCATCAACACGCCAACCGCCAACATCATGGTGGTGTCGGTCAACGAGCTTGAAACCGATACGACCGAAGACGGCCCGTCCGATGATGATGCGGATACGTTCAACTTCGTCGCCAACGTGGCCCTGCCCGGCGACTTCGTTGATGTCTATTGCGACGGCACCAAATGGTACCTGCTCGGCCAGACCCGCGCTGACGGTGCAGTGACCACTTCCACCACCTAATCAACAGCAATGGGCGCGGCCTTCGGATCGCGCCCTCCCCACACAAGGATGACGACATGAGCGAAGCACTCGTTGCGCTGCGCGAGCAGTATTCCGACAAGTTCGGCAAGAAGCCTTTCCACGGCTGGGACGAAGCCCAGTTGACTGCCAAGCTGGCGGAAGACGTTGCCCACGATCCGCTCGACCATGACGGCGACGGCAAGAAGGGCGGCTCTGTTGCTTCGGTGAAAGTGGTTCTCAAGCGATCGCACTGGATCGGCGAGGAACGTCACGATCCGCCGGAAGTGCTGAGCGTCGACATCGACACCGCCATGCGCCTTATCGAAAAGGGCGTTGCCGGTCGCACGGACCCGCTCAAAGCCGAATGAGCTGGGTGCTGTTCGACACCGACCCTGACACGGGCCGGAAGATATGGATGTCCCTTGATGAGGGGCCTCCAGGCAAGACGCTGTGGCGCGTCGAAATGCCGATCGACAGTCTGATCGAAGCCAATGCCGAAGCTGAGAAGGCTACGCATGGCAAGCGCTTCGGCGACTGGAACCGCATTGCATCGGTGCCCACCAACATCCTTGAGCAGACCGGCCTCGATACCGCGGTGCAGATGCAGGACGACAGGTTCCTGAGCAAGTGGATGAACGACAGCGATAACGCGAAGTTCCGAACCAGCAGGGGGAGGGTGTAAGTGGCGCAGATCACCACATATGCAACGCTGGTTTCCGCCATGCAGGACTGGTCGGAGCGTTCCGACTTTGACGAAGACCAGATCATCGGTCTAGCCGAGGCCGACTTTCGGCTTTACCTCGGCCCGCATTATGCGCGGGAGACGGCCGCCACGTCGCTGGCCTTCACATCCGGTTCCGCGGCACAGCCCAGCGGCTTCATCCGCCCCACGGGGCTTGTGCATGCGACCTATGGCGCACTCGATGAAGCATCGATGGCGGCGGTAAGGGCTAAGCGAGTATGGGATACCAGCGGCATCCCGACGATCTTTGCTGTTACGGGATCAACTATCCAAACGGCGTCGACCTACACCGGCAACCTGACGCTCGACTATGAAGCGAACCTAACCGGTCTCAGTTCGGGTAACACGACAAACTGGCTCATTGCCAATGCCCCGCAGGCTTATCTCAGCATGTGCCAAAGCTACGCGGCGGCATGGGAGAAGAACTTCGCGGAGGCATCAACCCTGCGTGGTGAGGCGCTTCGCGTCCTCAACGATTTAGGTATTCAGTCGATGGTTGCCCAGCATGGCCGAGCGGCTGTGCAAATTCCGGGCGTTACTCCCTGATGTACGCCGTTGGCCCTTGGGTAACGCCGAAATGACGTTTGAAATGGCGCTGCCCTGATGCAAGTCCCCTTTGGCCCGCTCGCCCCCGACGCAGGATCGGACACGCCCGGCGTGATGATGGTTGCCGATGGCGTGTTGCCCCTGCAAATGGGCTACGCACCGTTTCCCGGCCCCTCGGTTAGCTCGACGGCTACCGCGCTGCCCGGCGCTCCGCGTGGCATCATCTCGCTGCAAAAAGCGGACGGCTCATGGCTCGTGTTCGCGGGCACCGAAGACGCCATTTACATGAAGGAATCGGACGACACCTGGACGGCGATCGATACCGGGCTTTTGCTGACGCAGGGCGACGACTGGTCGTTCTGCCGGTTCGGAACCAAGCTGCTCTACACGAACACAACACAGGGCTTGCGCGCCTATGACATCGAAAGTGCCGGAGCCGCGGTTGCGATAGCTTCCGCGGGTTCTCCTCGATGGATATTCGAGTGTGGCAACATCCTGTTCGGGCTCGACTGCCTTGATAGCACTGGGGCGCGGAACAACAGGCTCATCCGCTCATCCAAAATGGGTGTCCACACGGCATGGACCGGCGCGGGCACAGACTACCAATCTATTGAGGGCGGCGGCGCTCTCATCTGGGGCGGACGTATTTCAGATAACTCGGCCCTGATCCTTCAGCAGCGCTCGGCCAAGCTGTTGCCTGTGGGCAATGCCGGCGGCGGGGCGCAGTGGGGCCTCATGTCGATCCTCGAGGAATTTGGCTCTACTGGTGCCAAGTCCTGCGTTGCCTTTGATGGAATGGTGTTTTGGCAGTCAACGGACGGCTGGCGCGCGTTTTCGAGCAAGGAGGGACTCGGGCAGATCGGTGCTGGTGCCATTGACCAGTGGTTTCTGGCGAAGGTCGATCAAAGCGATATGTCCCTGACACAGGGCACCATCGACCTGTTCCGTAAGAATGTGCTGTGGCGCTACAAGGGCGACAACTACGTCAGCGCGTCCGTTTATGGCGACATCATCGGCTATAACTGGCAGTGGAAGCGCTGGTTTACGCTGACCATCAATTCGGCTTACCTGGCCTATGTCGCCGATCCCGGCGTGACATGGGACACCTACGATGGCACTTGGGACGATGCCGTCGAGACGTGGGATAGCCGTCTGCTGCAGGGCGGTCAGCCCGTATTCGGGATGATTAACTCCGATCTCAAATATGCGTCCTTTGGCGGGGCCAACCTTGCCGCAACGCTTGAAACATCGGTCGGCAATGGGCCGTTCTCAACGCTCATCAACTGGGCGACGCCTATAGACGATGCCACGGCGGGCACTACTCACCTTGGGGTTAAGGACCAGCTTTCCGATACCACTGATTTTGACGTGACCGGCGTTGCCAAAGTCGCCTCTGGCCGTGTGCCGTTGCGTGGCAGGGGCCTCAACATCGGCTTCCGGCGCGTCATCCCGGCGTCGGCGACTTGGACATTCGCCAAGGGCGTTGACCACATCGGCGCTGCACGGGGCGGCCCGCGATGAGTGCCTTCAATGTCGAAGGCGGGCTTGTTACCGAAGATCCGGTACGGCTCACCGACAACGCGCCGACGATCGTCTATCCGCTCGCGAGCAGCCCCGCAAAGGGCAGCGCGCTCATAGCGTCGATCATCGTTTGCCCTACAAGCGGGACGCCTAACATCACCATCGAATGGTTCAACGCGGCGGGTTCCAGCGTGGGGTATCTGCGCAAGGCAGTAGCGGTATCGGCCGCCGGCACACCGTTCATCTTCAACGAGCCGTTTGTGTTGCCGCCGCTCTACACGCTTCGGGTCACGTCGAGCTCGGGGACGGGTGATATGGACGTGTTTGTGACGCGCGGCGTCGACTATGCAGCCGGTCGCGGCGGCATCTGAGTTGCTTCAACATATCCCGGCGTCATCGTTCCCGCATGAGTGGGAAACGGTAGGCCCTGCCTTGGCTCCTGCAATAGCGCTCGATCCGATGCGCGATACGTGGACCGTCCTCGATCAAGCCGTAAGGGGCGGACTGGATTTTTGGCGTCTCACGGGCGCAACGCGCGGCTGGGTCGTCACACAGAAAGACAAGCGAACGCTCTGGGTCATCTACGCGGCCGGGCAGGGCGGATCACTCAACGATAAGCGCGACCTCATGGCTCTCATTGAGGCCAAGGCGCGCGACCTCAAATGCAACGAACTCCGATTTGAAGGCCGGGACTGGCGCAAGGTCTTTCCCGACTTCTCGGCACACCAGACGCCCGACAAGCGCTGGCACTTCCGAAAGGCACTGTAATGTCTGGTGGCGGCAATAACTCATCATATGGCGGTCCTGCGGGTCCGGGACAGGGCGGCCCCAACCGCCCCGGTACAGGTGGCCCGGCTCCCTCCGGTCCCGGCACTGGGCCGTTCACGTGGAACGGCCGCAACCCGGCTTCGACGTTCGACCCAAAGAACTTCGGCACTCAGCTCTTTGGCGATCTCAGCACTGCCTACGGGCAGGGACCGAAGATCAACCCCATCGCCAACTACACGCCATTCTCGGCGCAGACTTCTGGCCTCATCAATCGCGGGCTCAGCGACATCGAGGCATTCCGCAGCGGCCCAATGGCGGGTGTCGCTGCGGGCGACTGGCTCGGTGGCAATCAGAACCCCTATCGTGAAGCGGGCTATCAGACGACGCGCGACAACATCATGAAAGACGTTGGCGACGTATTCAACAGCTCGGGGCGGTTCGGCGGCGGGTCTTATGTTGACCGTGCCGTGGATCAGATCGCTACAAGCGAAAACCCACAGAGGGCGCAGGACTTCGAGAACGAATGGTCGCGCTACCTCGGGGCTAATTCCGCGTTGCAGGGCGCGAACGCTACGGGGCTCGGCTATTCCGGCCTGCTCGACAGCAAGGCTGCGGAAAAGACGGCATCCGATCAGGATATGTGGAACCGCACCAATAACGCACCCTTCAATCATATCGCTCAGTACCTCGGTGCATTGCGCGGTGGCGATAGCGCCAATGAGACGAACAAGCCTCTCAGTCTCTGGGACATCCTCGGCGGCATCGGCGGCGTAGTGGGGAGCATCCTCTGATGGCCACCGGACTGCTCGACCTCTTGGTGCCCGGCATCGGGCAAAACCCGTTCTATCAGGCGTTTGACCAGAACCGTGGCAAGATCACGGGCGCGTTCAGCGGCATGGCCGGTGCAGGCAACGATCCTCGCATGGCCCTACAGGGCTTTGTCGGGGGCTTGCAGCACGGCGTCAGCATCGACCAAGAGAACGCCATCATCCGCCAGCAGGAGGCGGAGAAAAAGGCACAGGTCGCGAAGGAACAGCAGCAGCAGAACCAGACCATTGCCATGCTTCAGCAGAAGGCCGCGTCCGACCCGCGCTATGCAACGCTATTGCAGGGGGTGCAGGCTGGCATCGCTACGCCGGCAGATGCATTCAACAAGATGATGGCACTTGAAGGCGGCGCGGTCGCAGACAACTCCGCTCCGGCCACAGTGCAAGAGTGGCAGTATTTCAGCAATCTCCCGCCCGAACAGCAGGCTGCTTACCTCCGCATGAAGCGGGCCAATCCGTACCTCGATATTGGCACGGGGTTTGTGCAGCCGGACCCGGTTAATCCGGGGCAGACCGCTGGCTCACCCATTGCGAAGGACAACTTCACCCCCGCTTACGACAAGGCGGCTGGAGACGCTTCGGGCAAAGCGGCTATCGAACGCATCAATCAGCTTCCCCAGCAGCTCGCCAAAGCCGACAACATGCTCGGCACTATCGACGGCATTCTCAACGATCCCGCGCTCGACTACTCGACCGGGTGGCTGTCCTGGATGCAGGGCGTCGCCGGTACTGACCAGTATCGCTTTGGACAGCGGGCGCTCCAGCTTCAAGGACAGGCGTTCTTGCAGGCGTTTGAAAGCCTTCGCGGCGGTGGTCAGATCACGCAGATCGAAGGCGAAAAGGCCACGCAGGCCATTGGCCGCTTGAGCACGTCGCAGAGCCCGCAGGACTACCGTGCCGCGCTCGAGGAATTGAAGACCATCATCAACGGGGCAAAGGTCCGCACACAACAGCAGGCGGCTGGGCTCGCACCCAACCCCTATGGGGCGTCTGCGGGGACGGGTGCCCCAATTGACTACCGCACCTATTTCGGGGGCCAGTAATGCCCGACATCAAAATGCCCGATGGTGCGGTGGTGTCGTTTCCCGACGACATGCCGCCGGAACAGATCAAGGCGCTGATCCTCACGCGCTTTCCCGATGCTGGCAAGGACATGTTCCCCGATCAGTTCATGCAGAATGCGCCGGGTCAAATGGCGCAGGCACAGGCAGACGCGGACCCCCGTCTCAGTCTTCCCGCCCCAACACTGGGGGAGCGCGGCCTTGCGTTTTCGTCGGCTGCTATCAATGGCGTCCCGATTGCCGGGCCGTGGCTGTACGACAACGCCACCAACCTCAAAGCCAAAATGTACGGCTCGACGCCAGAGCAGATGAAGCTTGAGGCCAGCCGCGCGCAGGAACTTGATCCGTTGTCGCGTGATGCTGGCGCAGTGACGGGCAACGTCCTACCATTTGCCGGCGCAGGTATGTTCGGGCCAACCTCGCGCATGCTTGGCTTCACGGGAGCCGATCTGGGGCCGGGCGCGGGGTTCATGACCAAGCTTGGTGACTTCGGCGCTCGCACCGCTCTAAGCGGAACGTCGATGTACGGCATCAACTTTGCGGACCAGATGGCGCGCGGCGCTTCACCGATGGAAGCGGCGCAGAACTCGACTATTCCAGCGGCTATCTCTGCGGCCGTTCCCGCGCTTGGCGTCGCTGCGAAGGGCCTCGGCATTGGCGCGAATTGGATGCTGGGCGGTGTGCCCGGCAAGGCGGTGAGTGCGGCAAACCCAAGGGCCACTGCCGAACGCATGGTAGGCAAAGCCTACGGCAGTGACGTTGCCCGTGGCGGCGCTCTCGATGACGGCCTCGACGCATGGGCTACTGGCAACGGCATGCCGATCACCAACCTTGATCGCGGCGGCGCGGCGACACGTAGCCTTGCTCGCACGGCGTCGAACGCCAGCCCCGACGCGAAGGGGCTGCTTGATGCTTCGATGGATCGCGGCATCCCCAGCATGCGCGCTGCCAATTTCGTGACACAGCTTGTCGGCGGATCGGCAGACGACATCGCTCTGCGGCAGGGCATCCAGGACACGGGCAGGGTCACAAACAAGGTAGCCTATGACGCGGCCTATGCCGCTCCCGAAGCGCAGTCGATATGGACGCCACGGCTTCAGCAGTTGACGGCTTCCCCTGAGTTTACCGCCGCCATGCGTGAGGCCGAAACGACAGGCAAAACCTTCGCCGCGCTCAACGGCGGCAAGCCGGTGCAGTATCCGTTCACGTTCAACCCGGACGGCACTATCGCAGGCATGAAGCCCGGCGTTACCCCATCGCTGCAATTCTGGGATCAGGTACAGCGCAATCTCCGCTCCAAAGCGGAAAGTTTCCCCCGTGGCGGCGAGGATGCAGCGCGTCTCAATCAACTGCGCGCAGCTCTCAACAACGACCTCGACGCGGCAGTGCCGGCGTTCGGAAACGCACGGCGCGGGGCCGCCGGATTCTTCGGGGCCGAGGACGCGCTCGACGCCGGACGACAGTTTGCTTTGCAGCCTCGCAACCTCCCCGAAGCCAAGGCCGCTTATGCCAAATTCAGCGATGCTGAAAAGAAGGCGTTCGGTATCGGGTGGGCATCCTCGATCACGGACAAGCTCAAATCGGGTGCCGACTCCTACGCGATCATCAAGCAGGTGTTTGAGAGCCCGGCCAACCGCGAACTGGCGGAACTCGCACTCGGCAGTCCATTCAAGGTGCAGCAGCTCAAAGCCTACACGACCGTCGAAGCGATCATGGAGCAGTCCAAGCGGGCGCTGCAAGGCAACTCGACCACTGTGGCGCAAATCGCTGCCCTGGGCGGGGCCAGTGCGACCACAGGCGGGTTTGGCTGGATGACGGGAGACTGGCGACCGCTGATGCTCACCGCTGGCGTGGCCGGTGCGCGGTTCCTTGGTCGCAACATCGACCAGAAGGTGATGAACGAAGTCGCAACACTGCTCACGTCATCCGACAAAGCGGCGCTGAACAAGCTCGTCACTAACGCGGCCATGTCGCCACAGTGGAGCCTCGCGCTTCAGGCAATTTTGAAGGGCACTGCGATCGGCGTTGGTGCCGCGTCGTCTCAAACCGCATTGGCCGAAGGGCCGCGCCGCGCTCAGTAGTAGCGCTTGGCGAAGTACGCGATGAGCCCCATCACTATCACCATCACCCAGAACGCGAAGTCCACTTTAACGGGCTGCGATCTGCCGAATATCCGCTCGAAGCGTGACAGCTTCGGCGGCAGTTGCGGGGTTTCATCCATGCCCAAGAACATAGGTAGCTAGAGCGCCAATGTCTATCCAGGACGACATCATCGCCGCTGCCAAAAAGTACGGCGTCGATCCCGCTACGGCTCTGGCAATCGCTCGCATTGAAAGCAATTTCGACCCGAACGCCTATAACAAGTCGGGCGCGTCGGGCCTGTTTCAATTCATGCCGGGCACGGCTGGCGACTACGGGCTAACGAACCCGTTTGATGCCGCTGCAAACATCGACGCTGGCATGCGTCTGGCCCGCGATAACATAGCCTCCCTGACCAAGAAGCTTGGCCGGGCTCCGACTGCCGGCGAAATCTATCTTGCCCACCAGCAGGGCCTTGGCGGGGCAGGGGCGCTGCTCGCAAACCCCAACATCAGTGCAGTCGACGCCTTGGTTAAGGCGGGCGTGTCGCGTTCCAAAGCTATTGCCTCTGTGCAGCAGAATGGCGGCGATCCGAACACCATGACGGCAGGGCAGTTTGCTGGCCTGTGGACGGGCAAGGCGGACAAATACGCCGAGTCCTATGCCGACTATCCGGGCGCGTCCCCGGGCCTGACCGCGATCAACAACGCAACCCAGTGGAACCCGCTTCCCGCCCCTCAGCCCTATGCGCCGACGCCAGCGGGGCCATTCTCCACGCCGCGCCTTGGTACGCCGCTGCTTCCGCCCATCCCAGCCGGACTGCCGACGATGGACCGCTCCGGCCCGGCCACACCGCAGCCGATCACGTTGCCCAATGGCTCCGTTGTCATTCCCGGCCGCCCGATTGTTGGCGCGGATGGCAGCGTCACCGTGTTCGACGCGCAGGGCAACCGCACACATACCCCGCCGCCGCTGTTCAACCTCGGCAAAGAGGCGACCTCCAACACCATTCTTGGTGGGCTCATTCGCAGCGAAGTGCCGAAGGTTGCCGCACAGGTCAGCCAGCAAGTCGGCTCGACCGTCAACAACGCACTCGATCAGGGCAAAACCCTTGTCGCCGACATCGGGGCAGGGGCAGGCAATCTATTCAGCGGCCTGTTCGGTGGTGGCGGAACGGCAGCTCCATCGCTCGCAACCGCGCCCAAGATCACGCTGGCCGAAATGATGGGCAAGATGCCCACAGCGGCCCCACCGAAGGTCACAGCACCACCGAGCGTTCCGTACTTCGGCGAAGGCGTCACCGGACTGCCGAAAGTCACTGCGCCACCGATCACGCCCTATCCCTATTACCCGCCTTCATCGCCCCAACCGCTTCCGGCTCCTGCTCCGCTTACGCCACCTACGCCCCCGCCCATGAGTCCGCTTGAGGCCTATCTTGGCGGCGGACTGCCCTACACAGCCCCGTCCTCGCCAATGCCCACCATTCCTCCGCCAAGCATGCTGACCGAAGGCTATGGCGGCACTATCGCTCCGCCGCCCCCGTTGCCGCCGCTCAACCAGATCACCGTGCGTCCCGTGCAGCAGGCAAAGCCCATCACGCAGCCCAGCGACATTGATCTGTTCGCCAGCAAGCTCCGCTCCGCAGGCATCACCGTCACGGGCAACAACAAAGGCTTTGTCGATCCATCGACGGGTTCACTGATGCCGACAACCACCATCAACGGCACATTGCGCCGCTTGCCGGGGAGTTACTGAATGGCCGAAAGCTCAATTACCCCCGCAATGCTGCAACAGTGGATCGCTCAGCAGCAGGCCAAGAAGATGATGCTCGCTCAGGTGCAGGGGCAAGCCCCCGGCGGCGACCTCTCAATGAGCCTCGCTCAAGACCCCGGCCAATTGCTGCTCGACAACCCGTTCGGGTTCTGGGGCCAATACGACGCTTCCCCCGCCATTCGGGATGATGGCTCCATTCGTAGCCTTGGCGGTCAGATCAACCCGCCGTCTCCAAGCCCTGAAACGAACATCTGGCCTGATATGCGCCCGCCGCAACAGCCGATGAGCCTTCTCGATATGATGGGCGGATCACAGGCCGCGTCACAGGCTCCGCAAGGGCTGCTCGACATGATGGGTGGCAGTCAGGTCAAGCCGACACCAACCTCACTGCTTGACGCAATGGGTGGCTCGCAGGCCCCGCAGTACCAAAGCCTCCCCCCGCCGCCGATGGCAATGCTGGCACAGCAGGCTCCGACGCCCGCAGGCGTTCCATCGTTCCGTCGCAAGGCACCCACGCCCGCAGGCGTTCCGTCTTTCCGCAAGCTCCAGCCGCTCAAAACCGAAGATGGCGACAACGGCTATTGGGACGCAAAGACGATGGGCAATGGCCGGGGCCGATCGTTCATCGTGCAGAACGGCGTTCGCACCTTTGTCAGTGACGAAGAAATGCGGCGCATCAAGGCAGGCGGTAGCCCGTCCGTCTCCGCCTATGCCGTCAAGAAGGGCGACACCATGACGAAGATCGCCCGCCTCCACGGCATGACGCTCGATGAACTGAAGCGCAAGAACCCACAGATCAAGAACGCTGACCGCATCTACGTCGGCGACAAGATCAACCTCTAGGATCACCCCGACATGAAAAGTCCGATGGAGCTGCCTGCGGAAGCGCAGGACGCAAAGCCCGTTGTCGTCGACATTGCCGGTCAGATCGGCGGCCCCTCGCTCGAAGAGCAAGAGCGCGTCGACATGGAGCAGCGCGCAATCATGGCGGCGATGAAGGCGGCTCGCGCACCACTCGAAGCGGCAGAGAAAGCGCTGCTTGACCGCAAGCTCGCGGCGCATGAGGCAAAGCAGAAGGAGCGGCGCGACATGGCGGAAGCGATCAAGTCCCTCACGGCCCGCGTCGCTGCGCTGGAGGCCCGCAAATGACCATCGCCAACATCTCTCAGGCTAGCCCGACGGCCGCCCTCAACGTCGACATCAACGGCGTCAGCATTCAAGGCAATGCCTTGGTGTCGACCGGTGACGATGCCTTCCGCGCCACCCTCGCCATGATCGCCAAGTTCTACGACGACTACGGCGGCACTGCGACGGTTGCTGGCACAGCGGACGCGATCACCCTCACGACAACCACAAGCTACGGCGCGCTCGCCACCGGCATGCGCCTAAGCTTCATTGCCGGGGCAAATAACACCGGCGCTGTGACGCTCAACCTCGACGCCATCGGCGCGAAGGCAGTTCGTAAGATCAGCGGCGGCACTGATGT